TCAAGAGCCCGACATGCCAGAGGAAATGCGATCTCTCGAGATTCGAGCAGTTCATGACGATCGATCTCGGGTACGAGAACAGACTTCGCCGGCGATGCTGGACACTCTCGAAAGACTGGCTCGGCTCGAGTCTCGGGCAGCATCTCGCGAACATGCGAAGCGGGACGATACAACCTTCTTCGACTGGGCCGAGGACTTCTTCCAGGGCGACTATCAGAGACAAGCCTACTCTCTGATCCTTCCGACTCTCGAGACTCTCGCTCGAGGTCTGTCCTTCACGGTCCAAGACGAACTCGGCGCCGAAGAGCGGATCCAACTCCCAGAGGGAATCCTCGAGGACTTGGCTCGACGATTCGCGACTCGTAGGTCCCAGAGATCTCTCGCGGCTCTTCGCGGCTCTGGCAATATCGCCAACACAGTCGCCGGCTGGAAGACCAGACACACCGCGGACATCTTGGACGACGAACTCCGTCGGGCCGAAGGTGCGATCGTCCTGGAACTTTTTCGAGCGGCCGGGGTCGAGGAGATCCAATGGCGATCCCCAGAAGACTCTCGGAACAGTCTTTCCGACAAGGTCGTCGCTCTGGGCGAGTCCTTCATCCTCCAAGGCGATACCGTGACCGAGACCGATGGAAGCGACTATCCAGTCCGGACCGACATCAGACACAATCCGTACCGGACCGGGGACAAATCTTGGATCGAGGCGGTCCGCTGATGGCGACCGACTTTCCCAAAAGCGGCGACGATCTCGAGGTCTCTCTGGACAACTCGAACTTCGACGTCTTCCCTCACCAGTACGCTCGAGATCTGAAAGAGGACTTTCCTGAGATCTGGGACGCCGGCGGGAACATCCGCGGGAACGACGCCTTCGAGATCTGGAAGCGGGCCAACCGAGGAGTCGAGTCGGAGATGGTCTTGGACTGGATCCGAGAGAGAGAGGCTTGGGCCGCTCGGCATTTCGAAGATGGATCTCAGTTCAGAGACGAAGACCTATCCCCGAACCTCTCGAACATCGCCGGCATCGTCGCCCAAGTCAAATGGGGAACCGTCGGAGTCTTGGGCGCGGATCGAATGATCGATATCCTCGACGAGATGAAGGTCAAACTGGAGGAGCGTCAACTTACGCCGGCGATTGAGAAGGGTCTCGAAAACAAACTCGAAGAACACAAAGAAGACGTCGGAGATGATCCGCGGAAGCAGACAACGCTTGCAACCCTCGAGAAGGTCTTCGACCGCGGAGTCGGGGCTTACAAGACCAATCCCGAGTCAGTCCGGCCGACTGTCACTTCACCCGAACAATGGGCATACGCCCGAGTCAATTCTTTTCTCTACGCCCTGCGGAATCTTCGCTTCCGATCGGGCAAACACGATACAGACCTCCTCCCCGAGGAACATCCTCTTAGCACGAAAGGCGAAGACATGGACGAACAACGCGCACGGGTCGGGACCGACCAATACACGACCGAAGAAGAAGCGAACGATCGAGCGGAGGCTCTGGGATGCGAGGGATCTCACCAGATGACCGTCGACGGCGAAACTATCTTCATGCCATGCTCGACACACGGGGAATACGAATCACTCACCGGAGAGTCTGGGGGAGACATGGGATACAACCGCAAAGCAAACCCTAAGACCCTGGAAGTCCGGACCTCTCGGGCGATTGTCGTCGATGACGAATCGGAACTTCCGACCATCGTCGGCTATGCCTCGGTCTTCGATTCTGAGTCTCGAGATCTGGGCCAGTTTAAAGAGATCATCAAGCCGGGCGCCTTCGATCGGGCTCTGGTCGAGGAGCATGATGTCCGGGCTCTGGTCGATCATGATCCCAAGATGATTCTCGGCCGGTCCAAGTCTGGGACTCTCCGAATGCTGGTTGACGAAGTCGGTCTCCGAGTCGAGATCGATCCTCCCGACACCAGCGTCGGCCGTGACACCATCGAGAGCATCCGTCGAGGAGATCTGGATTCCATGTCCTTCGGCTTCGTCGTCCGAGACGATCAATGGAAAGAAGACGAGGGCCAGGCGATTCGAGAGATCAATGACCTCGATCTTTTCGACGTTTCAGTCGTCTCTTTCCCCGCATACGAGGATACCTCGGTCGCGGTGCGTCGATTCAATCGGGAACACTGTCGCCGAGATCGCGGGATGTCCGTCGAGATCGCCAGACTTCGCGTCCTCATGAACGAGGGATGACCGAACAGAATCTCGACCCTCCGGGCTTGGGCTGGGCTCTCGCTCGGCTCAGGTCTTCTAGGTCTGGCAACCGTCAGCGGGATCCGTCGATCGTCCGGCCTAAACATCTCAGACCAACCCGATCCGTCGATCGTCGCGGCCTGTTTCTTTTTTTGACTATCTAACCTAAGGAACTTCACAAATGAAGATTCACGAACTCAAAGAGAAGCGCGCCGCTCTGATTATGGAACAGCGCTCGATCTTGGACGCCGCTCAGAACGACGGCTCCGCCAACCTTAACGCTGACCAGACCGAAAAATTCGAGAAGATCGAAGCCGAAATCCGCGGTCTCGAAACTCGTATCGACCTGGAAGAACGAACCGCATCTCGAGAAGCCGAGATGGCGAACGTCGACCTCACCCCAGAAGTCGAAGAGCGCGCTGTCACCATCGACTCGGAAGAGTATCGAGACGCCTTCCTGAAGAACGTATGCGGAGAACGTCTCTCCGACCGCGAACTTCGGGCTCTCTCCATCGGCTCGGCTGGTGCTGGCGGCAACTTGGCAACAACCCAAGTCTCCCAGCAAATCAGCCAACTCCGCGAAGAAGCAAACTTCATGCGTCAGATTGGTACGGTCGTCGAGGTCTCTCAGAAGACTGCATTCGCGACCGAGTCCAGCATCGGAACCGCCGCATACGGCGCTGAAGGTGCTTCAATCGACGAGAGCGATCACTCCTTCGGACAGGTCACTTTTAACCCTGTCCGTCTGGCTCGGATCATGAAGGTCTCGGAAGAACTCCTCAACTACACCGGAACCTTCTCGGCCGCTCAACTCGAGCAGTACATCGCTTCTTCCTTCGCACGTTCATTCGCGACGGCTGAACTCACTGGCTTCTTGGTTGGCGACAACTCGAACGCTCCTCGGGGCATCTTCGACAACGCGACTTCGGGACTTACCGCGGCATCCGCTACGGCTGTCACCGGCGACGAGATTATCGATCTCTTCTATTCCGTTGCAGTCCAGTACCGCTCGGCTCCGACTGCGAACTGGATCATCTCCCCAGAAGCAGCAAAGGCGATTCGTCAACTCAAGAACCCCGTCACGACTTCGGGATCCTTGAATTACCTCTGGACGCCTGGTCTCGGCGCCGCTCCTGACACCTTGCTCGGGAAACCGGTATACGAGTCGGACAATGTCGACGCACTGGCAGCAACCAAGAAGCCGATCCTTTTTGGTGACACTTCCTACTATCAGATCGTCGACTTCGGCGGCTTCGAGTTCACCCGTCTCGACGAACTCTTCGCGGCTTCCGGCCAAGTCGGGGTCCGAGGCATGGCGTTCAACGACGGCGAACTCCTCAACACCGCGGCCTGTAAGGTCATCACCATGGCTTCTTCATAAGCCAAAATCCCGCCTAACGGCATCAGGAGACCCCTTTTCGGAGGGGTCTCTTTTTTTTTCACTTTTTTCTTCTAAGACTGTTGACAGACTAAGAAAGTACCGATATACTTAGGGCATGGCAACGAAGCCAGAAAGGAACCTAAAAATGCAAGATCCAAACAAATCATGGGCTCAATTCGAGATCGGTCAAAGATTCCAAGTCGTCAACAAAAAAGGCGAGAGCGAATCTCTGGAAATTGTCCGACGGACTGACAAGACTGTCACCATCCGGAATCAAGACGGAAGTCTTTCAAACCGACGGATCTCTTTTGTAGATGGGACCGAAGCGTTCAAACCTTTCGGATGCTACAAGCCGACCCTGACCGATTATCGCGGCAGTATTTGTACCGAGGTCAGAGCCCCCAAGAGCGAATGGCAGATCAAATCCGAGAAGCGTCGATCGATGATCGCTTCCCTCTACTGCTAATCCTTCACCCTCCCGCCCCTCCCCGCCCCTCTTCGGAGGGTTTTTTTTTATTGATGCCGAATAGAAGGGGGAGGACCGCATGAACTCACACGACTACGGACTCAAAATCACGACCGGACCCGCCGCGGCTGTCGTCGCGACCTCAGACGCCAAACTCTGGATGAGGGTCACTCACTCCGACGAGGACGCCGTGATCGCGTCCCTGATCACCAGAGCGACCAACTACGTCGAGAACGAGACTCGCCGGCAACTGATCAACGCGACATACACCTTCTCTTTCGATATGTTCCCTCACGGGGACGTCATTTACTCTCCAGTCTCGCCTCTGGGATCCGTGACGTCGATCGCATACTTGGACGCCGACGGGGCTTCTCAGACTCTCGCGACCAGCGTCTACGGGGTCGACACGATTCGAGACCCTGGAAGGATCTATCTCAAGTCGGGCCAAGAATGGCCGTCGACTCTGGATCAAGAGCAAGCGGTCACGATTACCGCGGTCGCTGGCTACGGGACTGCCTCTACCGATGTTCCTGAACCTCTGATCCAAGCGGTCCTCATGTTGGCGGCTCACTACTACGAGCATCGTGAAGCAGTCGATCCGAAGGGGAATACCTTCGCTCCGGTCCCGATGGGTGTTGAGCGTCTGATCCTCCAGTATCGGGTCGCGGAGTATTTCTAATGCGGGCTGGGCTTCTCAGACACCGAGTCGCGATCCAGAATCCATCGATGAGCGTCGACAACTTCGGCGGAAGGTCCGCGTCCTTCTCGACCGCGGAGACCGTCTTTGCTTCGATCGATCCGGTACGGGGAACAGAACTCCAGAACGCCGATCAGACGAAGGCTCGGATTACTCACAAGATCACCATGAGATACACCTCGAACGTCTCCGCGACGTCTCGCCTGGTGCATGACTCCCGAACCTTCGAGGTCGTCGAGTTCCTGAACCGCCGCGAGATCGATCAGATGATCGAGATCCAAGCGAGGGAGATGGTCTGATGGGAGTTTCAGATCTGAACGTTCAAATCCAACTTGAAGGCGCCGCGGCCTTCCAGCGGGCTCTTTCGGAACTTGGGAAGGAAGAAGCGGACAAGATCCGTCGGGCCGCCATCACCAAAGAAACAAAGGACATGGAACAGACCGCCAGGTCTCTCGCCTCTCGAGACGAAGGGGCGCTCAAGGCTCAGATCGACCGGACCGTCCGAAAGCAGAAGGGCGAATTGATCGGGCGGGTCGGGGTCGCGATCAAGGGCAAGGCCTCCGGCCGATACCGCGGATTCAACTCTCGGAAGAACCTCGCTCACATCATCGAGTTCGGCCGGCGACCCTTCTTCATGCGGATCAGAGGTCGAAACGGAACCAGATATTCTGTCAAAGTTCCAGGAACACGGGGAGATCGATTCTTGACTCGGACCGCTGAGAGGCATCTTCGAGGACTGGACAAGCGACTGGGTGATCGAATGCTTAAGTCACTGCAACGCCGGCTCCGCAAACTCGAAAAGACAAGGGGGGTCGCCTAATGGCTGTCATCTCTCAAGCCGAGCGGGCTCTCTTCCGCATCCTCCAGGTCGACTCCGAAGTCTCGGCGATCGTCTCAACTCGGGTCGCGCCTCTGGCTTTGGATCAGGAACAAGCCCTGCCGGCTATCATGTACGAGATTGGGTCGTCTCGTCCGTACTCGACTCTGACCGGGGCATCGGACATTGTCTCGGTCGACTTCGACATCTACTGCATGGCGGAAGACTACGGGACCGCGACGGATCTGGCCGAACGGGTCCGCCAGGCTCTTTCGGGCCGCAGGGAGAATCGGCTTATCCCAGACGGCGACGGGATCGCTTCTGTCCAGATCTTGGGCTGTACTCACACCAATGACCGAACAGATTATGCGAGCCCTGTTGATGGGGGTCGGGTCGGAGTCTTCATCCGACAACTCTCTTTCCTTTTCTCTTACCGATCTAACGAAACGGACTTCCCCGGATGACAGCATTCCTCGGACAAGGCGCAGTACTCAAAATTGACACGGTCACGATCGGACAAATCCTGTCCATCGACGGACCGTCTATGGAACGGACGATGGTTGATACGACCAATCTTTCGACCTCAACGCTTCGAACTTTCATCCCTGGTTTTGGCGATGGCGGAGAACTGACAATCGAGGTACAACTGGACGACGCGACCGATGCCGGCCAGCAAGACGTCCTGGAGTCCTTCGAGGCTGGATCAGCAACCGCCGAGGCTATCGAACTCACGCTCTCGGACGGTGACAAATTCTCCTTCGATGCTTTCGTCCGATCCTTCTCCGTCTCGGTCAACATGGACGAGATCAACCGGGCTTCGATCGTCTTCAAGGTCTCCGGCAACGTCACTCACACCTCAGGCTAAACCCATAAGGAGGGAACATGGCAATACTGAACCGGCTCGATATTCTCGGGTCCGACGACCTTCACCTCGAAAAGATCTCCGTCCCTCAATGGGGCGGAGACTTATTCGTTCGCATCCTGACCGCGGCCGAGCGGGACGCCTTCGAGGCTTCCGTCTCTGGAGGCAAGCGTCGGAATCTTGTAAACCTTCGGGCTCGTCTGGTCGTCTTGACGGCTTGCGATGAGAAAGGAGAGCGGCTCTTCCAAGACGCAGACATCGAGGCTCTGGGCAAAAAGTCCGCGGCGGCCATGGATCGGGTCTTCGGAGTCTCGGCGGCTTA